AGCGTCTTGCAGGACGCGTAATGTTAACTGGGGCTTTTCTCTATCTGCCTTTTGGTGTTCATGCCTGAGACAGATAGCCTCAAGCACCCGCAGCAATTCTACTTAACTCCTGCTACCTCGCCAATATGAAATCAATCAGAAAGGTGATCCATAAAATCACTCCTTCTCTTCTTTACCGTAGTGGAGTTGACCAATTTTGATAAGAGGGCGTCCCTGAGATTTGCGGTGTAGATTGGTATCGCGCAGAGAATACACACAGCCACAATATTCCTGCTGATAGAATTTTTCGCGCTTGCTGATTTCAATCATACGGGACGAGCCGCCCTGCTTGCGCCAGTTATAATCCCAGTACACCATTCCCGGATAATGCGCGACGGCTCGCCGCCCACAGTCGTTAACCTGCTGCATATTTTTCCAGCGTGAAATGCCCAGCGAACTGCTGATCACACTGAAACCATTTTCAGCAGCGTACAACGCTGTCCGCTCAAAACGCATGTCAAAACACATGGTACAACGGATCCCCCTCTCGGGCTCCCATTCCATTCCTTTGGCACGTTCAAACCAGTTGTCTGTGTCGTAATCAGCATCGATAAACTGCACGCCGTGTTGTTCAGCAAAGCGAATATTCTCATCCTTACGAATTAAATACTCTTTCTGAGGATGAATGTTCGGGTTGTAGAAAAAGATGGTGTAGTCGATTCCCGAGGCCTGAAGCGCCTCCATCACTTCACCGGAACATGGAGCACAGCAAGAGTGCAGTAGTAGTTTGTTTGCCCCGTTTGGGAGCTCCAATTTAGGCCGTTTGAAATCAGCAACTGTCATAAACGTATTTATTGTGGTCATGAAAATATCAAATAGTCTAGCATTAGAACGGGACTATCGGAAACAAATGTGTGACTGCTTCCCGCCCTTTCGGGCGGCCTACTGATGTTCTGAGGGTGCAGAAATCCCTCAGGTTAAGGATTAAAATTATTTACAGTGCTAAATTTAATTATTCAGTTCTGTTTTTTTCGCCCTGCGTATCCGCGCTTTCGCGTTACGCTCAATCTGAATTAACTTTTCTATATTTTTCCGTCTTTCCCGTTCCTCCTGACGCAATTGTTTTACACCATCTGCCAGTCTGGTTTCTCTTTTCGCCACAGAGAGCATCCAGTCAAATGGCTCCACAACTGCACCGCAGATTTTACAGCGGACCTGACGCTCTTTTTCGTCAACCCGGACAGAAGCGTGATGGCAGCATGGTCTTTCCGATGGCTCATAAAGAAAATTAACCTGATTACGTGGGTCATCCTCTTTTACCGGAAATAAAACAATATTACTTAACTCATCTTCTGGTTTTATTTCCATGCTCCTCTCCTTTGATGCGAATGCCAGCGGTAATTGAAGACTGATAGCTAATTTCACTCACAGTACCTCCTCCTCAAAATTCCCCTGATAAAACGCCAGCACTCGCTGCATAACCTCACTCTTCCGGCACTCGCGACAGATTATGTTCTGTCGTCTGTTGTAACGACGTATTTCTCCGTCTGGTAATGAATAAACCAAGTCCGGGTCGCTCTTTTTTTTCACTGCTGCTTTCGACATCTTTTTGCGGGCCTTTATCCAGTCCTTACGAGCCTGTTCAGACGGGAATAACCCGTAGCCAGAGTTGTATACATCACCACTGGCAACCAGCTCTCTGGCGAGAACGCTCATCAGGTATCTTGTCGCCCCTGTTTTAGCTTCCAGTTGCCGTAACGTCTCGCGCCCACTCTGGCGCACGAGTTCAATAACCTGCCCTTTAATTTTTTCCCGCTCTTCTGGTGTAAATACTTTTGCCACAGGTGCCTCCGGCAATCACTTTTCCGATGCAACATGGCGGGAAGAATCAGTAATCTGTCGTACAATATCCCGGTGCTTGTTCAGCTCCCGCAGCGCGGCGCAGACTCGCTCCCACTTCTGGACATGATTTTTCGCCCGACGCAGTTCGCGGTTTGCCATATGCAGCGATGGTAAAACCAGGTCATCCGCTCGCGTTTCAGTAAACGATGGCAGCGACTGCACAATGTCCGCCACAGTCTCTGTTTTAATATCTTCCTGTGTTGCAGCTTCCTGTACTGGTAACGCAACGCATGCAGGCTGAGGAAAGGCTTTACCATCAGTTTCCGCTACCGATGCTGCTTTCGGCTCTGCTGGTAAATTATCGCCCGGCATACAGTAACGAAATTTACCGTCCTGATTAGCACGAATCAGACGGCCTTTGCTGATTGCCATTGCCAGCGTTGAAGCCACTTTGCGTGATGTGGTACCAAACAATGTAGCCAGCTCATCAGCCGTTTGTGGTCCGCGTTGTTCAATCGTCGCGGTTAAATCGCACTCTGAGATTTTCGCTACTGTCGCCGTGGAGGTTTCTTCCGGCTGTTCTTCTGGCGCTGGCTGTTCCTGCTGAACGTTGTTATCAGCCACACGCCAGGTGTACGCGCTTTTATCAACGAAACCAGCCTTTTTCAGTTCCCATAGTTCGTTCAGCACTTCTTCACGACTGATATCAAGTCGCTCAGCCAGTTCTACCGACGTAGCTTTTCCCATCGCTTTCAGTGCGTCAAAAACGGTCTCCATTAAAATTTCCTCCCGGTAAAAATTACTTCTCAACTCAAACAAACCCAGCCGCTTTCCGGCGTTCATATTCCTGTTTCAGTAACTCAATTGGCGTTGGTCCCGACGGGCGTTTGGGTGCCGCCAGTTGTCGCCGGACTGGCGGAACGCTCAGGCCGTTACTAACATGCTTTGCCCATTTCGTCAGCTGCCGTTCTGCAAGCCGTTTTAATTCCCCTTCGGTCATCTGGCGCTCAATCCCCTTTGAACGCATCTCGAGGCAAATGTGATACAGCACAGGCTGAGTCCATGGGCATTTATCGCTTCCGTCGTATCGCCAGGACTCATTGCGCCAGCGACGGTACTCCTCCATCACAGCATCCACCGTCAGACCAAATGGATTTGCCCCACTCTCCGAAATCAGTGCCACAAACTCAGCCAGGTCCGGAGGCCATGTTTCACCCGCCCGGCAGCGGTCCATGCACTGGCGGCAGACCTGTCGGATTTGCTGCTCAGTCATCGCGCCAATCTGTGCAATCCAGAGCTTCGAAGGTGCGGCCCCGTTCTTCTGGGTCCAGCGGTTCGAATAAACCTCCCCCATGAGTTCCCACAGCTTCCAGGCCGTTTCCGTCGCTGATAAATCCGTTTTCACGTTCCCACTGCTCACGTGCTGCCCGAATTTCCTGAACTGCCCGTGATGCGGTGCCACCTGGTGCTGCTGCATGGTTTACCCCCTTGCTGACTGGTTTAGCCTGCGCCCTGACGTGATTTACGTGACGGGCGAATTTCTGCTCCCACTGAACCTGCGTGAACACTTTGCCCTCCGCTGCCCAGTAGTCCCGGAAGGCGGAAAGTTCAGCTGGTGTAAATTCCGGCTCAGGAAGAGCCACGCCCCACAGCGCAGCCCGTCGTCGAAAATCCGGCGACGGATGCCAGCCATCGGTCATCGGAAATTTCCCGATGGGTTCGCTCAGGCCTTCCAGGTAATCAGGTTCCGCTGTTTGCAACGGCACGCCATTTGCCTCACTGGCAGGAGCACTCTCTCGCACGCGCGCGTTATGTGTGGGGTTTAATTCTTTATCTGTATCTTTATCTGTCGTGACTCGTCGTGACATGTCGTGACAGATGCGTGACTCGTCGCGCGCCCCCTCATTCTGTTTTCGTAATTTTTCCCTCTCGCGCTGCGCTCTCTTGCGCTCTGCCGGGGATTTCGCGGTTTGTGAAACGTTGCCATTGTCCTCTTTCAGTACCTGGCGTTTTTCCCATCCACTGATCAAATCTCCATCAAGTACCCGCCCCTGCATTGCCTGTAAAATTGAATCAATTACTTCTTCCGTCACATCAAGCGCACTTGCTAAATCTTCCGCCGTGACATCAATGTGACCACGTAGTGACACACCGTGACATGTCGTGACATTTCGTGACGCACTCACCAGAAGGTGGATATACACAGCCATCACTGTTGCGATTGGCTGTCCTGACAACCTGGAAATTGTTCGCCACTTAGGATCGTTTGGCATGTCATGCCATAATCTGAGCCAGGCGTTAGCCATACTCACCTCTTTTGATACCGAATCTTTTTACTCACAAATTGCCGGAAGTGATCCGGTATGAATATTGCGAGTCAATGCACAGCCACAATATTTCCTGCAGGGCCACCACGATTCATCTGGTTGAAACCAGCGATCGCCACTGCGACAAAATCATCAGCGTCTCTCACCAGTCGTTCCCGCGTCTCCACTAGTTCCCGAAAATAGGCTGAGCTATGGCTGCGCATTCGGGCCACCAGCAGAGGTGGCATTGCTTTTTCGATAGCTGGTAACAACGCCTGAATTTTTTCAACTGCATCAGGGGTGTCTTTCTCTACCCAGCGGAAAATTTTCTGGGTATTGCGAGCCAGGGCTTCCGGATGGCTGTCGTCATACAGTTCTGGGAACGTCATACCCAGTTCAAAATAAGCCCTGGTTATTTCAGCTGCCGGAACTTTTTCACCGTCCGGATGCGCCCAGGCATTCATCGCCATGCGGATGTGTTCATGCTTGATTTTCATGAATCAAGCTCCTAGAAAGTGGTTGTGTTAACATTTTGGTATCTTCCAGCTCGGGCCAAATATTCATCCAATCAAAAGGCCTTAGTTGCTGACGTGTAACTTCACCATTACTGGCTCGCTCAATAAGGACACATAACGATGCCCCTAACACTTGACCTTTACTCAATGCCTTTCTTAGATAACCGATGCTGGTACCACACTCGCATGCAAACATACGCTGTTCATCTGACGAAAGAGAATTGAGAAATATTCTTAATTCTTCCATAGCTACTCCTTAGTAAACACAGCAAAGAATACCCACAGGTAAACAAAAGTCAATACCCACAGGTTGTTTACCTTGCAGTAATCGCATCTATTATTTACCTATGGACAAATATGAATTTAGACGACAGCAACTCATCAAAATTCGTGATGAGAAATGCGATGGTAAAGCGGTTAACGTGGCCAGAAAGATCGGGCGCGAGCCTTCTTATGTATCAAGAATGTTGTACCCAGAGGGGAAAAAGGGAAAAAAACGGATCGCTGATGATATGGTGGAGATTATCGAAGAGTCCTTTGGGTTACCCCGGGGATGGATGGATGGTATCGTTTCATCATCAACGAACACAGCCTCCAGTTATGAAACAAGGGTTCTAACGCCACGACAACGTATTTTTTTAGATCTCTTAGACGAACTGCCAGAAAGTGAAGCGGATAACTTATTAAAAACTCTTGAAGAGAAAAAACAGTATTACAATATGATCTACGAAGAAATCCGTAAAAAGAAAGCACAAAACGCATCATAGCTCACCAAACAACTAGTCACCAGTTAAGACACCGCAAAAAGTTACCCATGGGTATTTACTTTTTAAATACCTATGGGTATCCTTCTTTTCATACCAACCCACCCCGCCCCACAGAATGCAGGGCAATACTTCGAGTTACCAGGCAGTGGTCAGGGGTTAAGTAGCCAGCCCGAGGCGTAAGAACATGACGGCAGGGTTCAACTTTAATAACTATGCAGCAGGTTTTTGTTCCGCTACCCCGGCGTTAAGGGGAAATGAGGTCAGCATGGATACTATCGATCTTGGCAACAGCGAATCTCTGGTATGTGGCGTGTTCCC